CGTAAAATGACAAGTTATGCAAACAGAAACTTCGCCATTTTAACGCCATTTTCATTCGGGCTTATTCCGTATTTGAATGAAGCCGCGTCTTTCCGTTTCTCGAAGAAGTTCTAAATCTTCTTCCCGTATTTCAGCAGGAGTTTCACCGTTCACACTTCGATAAGTTCCAATGCCGAAACGATCTCTGATACGAGTAACCTTATCCGGGTCTTTAGTAACCCAGTAAATTGTAACTTTCATAGCAACTATATTCTACGGCTCTCACCACACAAAGGGAGAACATTAAACGTCTTGAAACGATCTACTAATCTTGGTCCGAAACGTTTCTTAAATTCGTCTATACCAAGATTCGAAGTTATATGATACTTCTTACCGTATTGTTGAAAAATCTCATACCGGGCATAAAGAAATTCATCAATAACAGAATCAAGACTGGTACCATACGATTTTTGGTTCTCCGTTTCCAGGCCGATATCGTTCAAGCAGATGTTAAAGGGATTTGGTTTAAATCCTTTGGATTGATTTTCATTGTAAGTGTACAAGTCAATATGCCCATGAATTTTATAATAGTTCATCATTTGAGTAACAGACAAATTTTCAAAAGCATTCGGATTACAAGTGAGCTTCAGATAATCGGAAAAAATCTGCATTAACATTGTTTTCCCAGTACCAGGTTCACCAATAAGCAAAAGATTCTTATGAACCTTATAATCCTCTTCAGGAAACACATTTTGAGCATACCGGCATCCATTGAAGTAATACAGAAGAAACTGAATTAGTGTAGAGTTGTTGTCATCAACATCAAACTTTCTAAACTCACGTTCTGTATAATCCGCGCCAAGGTTAGAAATTAAACTCCAATGGCTGTAATACTCTTGTGTATCGGTCAAGTCATACTCAGAAACGTCCAGAATACTTGCCTTGTGCCTTTGTATCAGATTCTCTATTTGTCGAATTGTCAGCTTGCGCTTGCTGGCTTCCTTCTCCATCAAACTTTGAAGTTGGTTTGATAGATCCTTTTCCTCTTCCGTCATGGTCTACTAATTCATTTTTACGCTCTTCACGTACATGATCCAATATCCAAAGGTTAGCCTTGGATTCCCAACGCTCAATTTTCACCCCATTAGCATTTTTCCACCCTATCGAATCAAAATGATTGAAAAATATCTCTGCATGTTCGTGCCAATCAGATAACCGTTCAGGTGCATTTTGACTGATAAAGTATTGAATAACGTCATCAAGCGTAGGATTTATTAATTCTTTCGCAATCCTTTTAGGTTTCTCAAGTTTAGGAACCGGAAAAAGCTCGCCAGAGTTGCTTTCTTTCTTACCCCCTTTAGGGGGTTCTTTCTTTGTCTTAGTCTCTGTCTTATATTCTTCTTTAGGGGGTATGGGGGATCTTTCTTGTAAAGGTGTCCCTAAAGGGTAACCTAAAGGTATCCCTAAAGGTTGCCGTAAAGGTGGTATATTTTGCATACCTTTTTGTACACCTTTTATCGAATACGTTGATTTATTGCCTCTTCCATTGCCTTGTTTACATTCAATAAGACCTGCTTGAACTAATCTATTTCTGGCAGACTTGAATACTTTCACTGACACTCCCACGTCAGATGACACCTTTGTATCACTACGTGTCCAGTTATCCTCCCAGCCTAAACGATTCGCAATTTTTAGCAAGTAAAAATAAAGCCTCGTTTCACAGCAGGAAAATTGCCAACCTTCATCAAGTTCCCAAAATCTATTGATAAGTTCAATATAGGTCATATCAATTTATAATAATTCCGTAAGACATCATTTATGTAAGGCCGAGGATCGGCCCTCAAATAATTGCAGACACTATTTATGAACTCAATCAATCCATGACAAACGACATATTCACTACCATATTTTTCAACTAACCCTTGCCACTCCTTCTGTGATGATGATTGTATCCCGCCGCCCTTTCCTTTTATGCGAGGCGTTTTCATCTCAATACAGAGACTACATTTACCACCTCGAGGGAAAAGAAGAATTAAATCGGCAACTCCGGCAATTGCGCCTTCATATTTCCGCATAAAACCACTTTTCTTAGTTCGCGTACCACCATTGGGTATAGCAAACAATAATCCGGCAACATTGGGAAATGTGTTCCTAAACCATTCAACGCATATATGCTGAATCTTAGTTTCAGAATACTTAGCTTCCAGTTTCTTAATATCTTCTTCAGTCATTTTTCTTGTTTTTTGAGATCGTATGACATTCATTGAGAAGATCTACAATCTGTTTACACCTGTTCCGGCAACCGATAAAGGATATGATTGTAACCCATTCCGGCCCGAACAGCATTTCTTTTTTATATTCCTGAATATGAGTGTTACCTCCGTTCACTATTAATCGGAATGGTTTCATAATTTATCCCTGAATAAGTCCATTGCAAGATTTACCATATTCTCCTCGACCTGATCATCGGTGCCAGTCACGCCATTTGCTATATTCTTTTTAGTTTGAATGACATCATACATATACTTGTCAATGGTATCTTTACCTAAGAAATAATAGCAATTCACATTGTTCTTTTGCCCATTTCGGTGTGCCCGGTCCTCTGCCTGTTCGCAATCACTGAAAGTCCAGGGGAATTCAATAAAAGCAACCCGGCTTGAAGCTGTAAGAGTTAATCCGGTACCACCCGATTTATAATTCAAAATGATTAATTTACAATCCGGATTATTTTGGAAGGAGTCTACAGCAAATTGCTTCTGACTGATATTGTCAGAGCCAGTAACGGTAACAGCATTCGGAAACTCCTTCTTCAGCTCTGCAATAACCTCTTTCAGATAGCCAAATACGATAAGCTTCTCACCACCATCTATAACATCATGAATGAATTCAGATACAGCCTTAATTTTCCCACGTGCAGATATTTGTTTGAGAAGCCCCATCTTCACCATCACGGCACCATTCATAGACCGTTGTACCTGTGCATCAGATGCGTTCTTGTATTGTTTAAGATACTTCACTATATCGGACTCTGCAGATTGATATTCCTTCATGTTCGTAATATCAATCTGCAAGTACTGACGTGTTTTGTCCGGAAGCTGAGTGAGTACTTTAGATTTTTCACGCCTGAAGAAGCAACAGTTCCAAAGTCTCCAATTCAGTTCTTTTACGTTAGATGCTTGCTTTGGACCATCACAGTATCTCTCAACGAAACGACTATACCCTCCGAAATCCTCCAAACGCCCAAGGATTTTAAGCTGTTGTATAAGGTCTGTATTATTGTTCACAACAGGAGTACCGGTAAGTGCAAGTACAAATCTTTTCCCTTTGCAAATACCCTCTACAAATTTCCCCTGTTGGGTTTTGCCGGATTTGCATTTATGGGATTCATCAATTATGACAGACTTGAACAGATTAACACGTTCATCGAACAGAATACCCTTCATCGTCAATTTACCACCTTCACTCACACGCTTTACAAAGAACTTCTTAAGTGATTCGTAATTAGTAATAAACACCTCGCACAAAGGGCTTCCATCAGCCTTCTTGCAATCATAAAAAGAATGCCAGGTCTGCCGGTTACTGTCATCAAGTATAATAGCATTAAGCCCGGCAAATTTCTTGAATTCACGCTGCCAATTCACTTTCAGAGCAGCCGGGCAAACAACTAACGTAGGAAATGATTCACCATAGATTACAGCTTCCCGGTGCGCTTTGACAACAGTGCAAATTGCCTGTAATGTCTTGCCTAATCCCGGTTGATCACCGAGTATACACCGTTTTTTTTCTACGGCGTACTGTACGCCCTCCAACTGATATTGATATGGTTGCAGCAACATGTAATGTTCTCCCACAAAGGGCTTCATGTTCGGTAAATCGTAATTTATGTCTTCCGTGACCTCCCTCTGCTTAACAACAGAGCAGAATTGCATGTGTACGGCCCACTGGGCGAATCTTTCCACATACCAGGCGGCATCTTTCCCGAATGGATAACGTGAATCATTAATACTAACAAGCCACGCCCGGTCAGTACCGTCGTAGCGCGGCTTGCTTGGTATCGTTTTTATGACCTCAACCAATTTAGGATGATACTCGAACTGAATCCGGTATAGATTAGGGGTTTTAGTCACATAAATAGGTTTCATGAAGCAGGTTCTAATACAAATTCTTCGTGTTCAACAGTAGAGTATTCACCTTCTCCATCCTCTTCTTCGTCCGTTCCATCTGTTTTATCAAAAGGATCCTCACCTTCCTTAAACTCAAACTCTTTCTGTATCTCAGAGCATTTGTTTTCAGTAACATACAACTCGGCTTCATAGAGTAATTTATGTACAGCATCTCGGAAATCCTCACAGTGTACATATTGCTCGTTGTCCGGGTCAAATCCAATACCAGGAGAACAAATATTGAGCACTTTATTCGTCATCAATGTTCTCTTTGCAGTCAGCACACATACTTCAAAAGAAGAATCACCGCCAATACTGACACCCGTAACATCAAACTTTTTAAAAAACTCATCTTCGAGACAGGATGCAGGACGTTCCCAGTTTATATAACCGGATTCTTTTTGTTCCGTAATCTCAACCATAAATGGTATAAGATTCTGAAGCGCATTTTTTAAATCAACATGAACAGGGTTTATGCCTCTAAATACAATGTCATTGCCTTCCAAATCGGCATAAGAGACCTCTAAACAACCCTTCTTGGTCATTTTAGCTTTTGAAATCCTTAAACTCATTATTCAATAAATTAAATAGTTATACTTACCTATGTTGATACTCACTGATAAACTCGTGATAATATTTATCAGCAGGTAATGGTAGGTTTATTCCGAATTCGGCAGCAGCATCAGCCTGAACCTTATCCATGAAATTTTTCATCTGGATCGTATTAAGTTTCGATGTACTGCCTACGACAGATATGGCATGGCCACTCACACAGATTTGGCGGATAAGGAACTTCCTGCAGTAGAAATCATGTATATCTAACTTGTCTGTACCGGTTTCCTTCTCGATGCAAGAAAACCACAACCACATCAATGCATTTTGTGACAGTGTCCTCGGCTCAACTTTTCTCTTTATACTAACAGTATAAATACCATTTTTAAGCGTAGAACAGAGATAGTCAAACGATTTATCCATAGTGACTACCCCGTCTTTTTTTGTTAGAATAGCATCTGCCATAATTTAAAAAGGAAGATCAGGTAAAGGTACTGAATCTTGCTGATACGAAGAAGACTGGTATGTAGGCTTTGGAGCAGGAGACTGGTAACTCGATGTGGGCTGTTGCACAGGAGCGGGAATCGGAGCAGGAGCAGCCGGCTGTTGAAGCTTTGGAGTGAGCATTTCCATATAATCGACAAAAACCTC